TCCATGTGGAAGTCCTTGGTCGTCTTGACCAAGTTATCCAAAGTAGTGTAAGTCTCTGGGGAGACTCTGAACGACGAAGCGTTGGCAGTTGTGTTGCCTGCCGCTGTCGTAGTGTTATCGATATACGGGATGTTTGTACCCCGCGTAGATGAGAGATTACTCATTTTTTTCTAGGTTTTAGATTTTGAAAGTCATCTTGTTGCTGTTGTTGCTAAAGATGGTTTTGAGTTGCTCTGCCACTGGGGATTGTTGAGTCGGTTGTGCTTGTGGGTTCTGTACACCAACGTTCGCAGCTCTGTTGACTAGACCTCTCTGTCCGTCGCCAATGCCTTGATTGTACGCAGAGGAGATGATAGCGTCAATGTTGTCTACCAAAGCTCTGTGTGAGTTGAGTGTATCGAAATCCCAGTTGCCGTCTTCGTCAACGTAAGGATCGAAGTATTGATCAAGATTGACGTTTCTGTCGATCAGGCTCTCCCTGTATGCGTTGTCTAGACTAAATGTAAAGGACCGACCGTTTCCGAGGTCGAATTCCAAACCTTCGAGAGCGTCTGTCTCTCGGGCCATAGTTTGAATCCAATCATCATTGATTACATCATCGATTGAATCACGGTAGTCTGACTCCTCTGGGAGGGCGTACGTCTCTCGAATCTCTTCGATTGTTTCCCTAGCTTCCTGAGCGTCGATTTTGAGCTGCAGAGATGCAAGACGCACCTGTTCATCATCGTAGATGTCAGGGTTGATCTTGTACTTGTCGTTGACAAGAATTTCGATTTCGTCATAAGAAAGGTTTGGGTACTGTGACGCCATATCTACTTTGATGGCAGTCATATCATCCATTTCGGATGTGTCAAGAGACTGATACCTAAACCAATCTTCAGGGGATCTATTCGTGCTCTCCACGAACTCTACAATCCCTCGAACTCTGTCATCGAGCTGGTACTCTCCTTGCTCGGTATATGAAAGGTCTTCAAACGAGTTCACGTCACGCCCGAGCCTTTCGCTCAGGTAAGTGAAGATCTCTTGTTCAAATTGACCCTGGTCATATTCTTCTTGATAGCCTTCTTGAGGCTGTTGATATTGTTGCTCTTCATACTGCTGAGGCTGCTCTTCGAACTGCCCCCCTTGTTCGTACGAATCTTCCTGCTGTGGCTGCTCTACTGGTTGTTCAGTAGTTTCTGCTGCCATAGCTTCTGCGAGTTGCTCTGGAGTGTCAAAGAACTCGGCTTTTTCAAATTGCTCTTCCATTGTATTTAGTTGTTTTGTTTTATTCTGTGAATGCAAATCCCGTGAAAGTACCGTCAGAACTTACCGAAGTCCACCTCCCGTAAATAGTCTGCCCAGAAACCATGGTCAAGCCGACGTTGATGGTAGGTACGAACTCGTAGTATCCGTCACCAGCAGCTAGTAGGGCGTCGGCGTCTGCAAATCTCTTTCCCGTAGACGGGTCTATGTATGCAACCCATCCAGTTGGCGATCCGTCAGCGTCAGCAAAACCGAATAGGCCTGAACCTCTAACAATCACGTTACCCGCAACATTGCATGTGATTGCAGAAAAGTACCCAGTGGACGGTCTTCCATTGGTCGTATCCGTCTCGATCACATAAGAACTCTTGAGGTATTTGCTTGATGGATGTGCCACTCCCTATGGTTTGCTTTATGCCAAGTACAACACTGCAGCGTCAGTGGTAGTAGCATCTACTTCAGTAAATCTACCATATACAGTGCTACCAGGTGTAATCTCGATGGTTACAGCCACAGTGTCTAGCGCTTCGTAATACCCTGCGTCATTGTCAGCTGCTGTAAAGGCAACACCTGTGGTAGGGTCAATATGACTTGTGGCTGCAGCATTGCTAGCCCCTAGGTACTGATAGATTCCGCTACCCTTTACAGTAAATGTGCCAGCGCCAGCTAAGACATCTGTGTTTGTAATGGCGCAAATGATCTTACCTGATGGAGCGCTTACAGCTCCCTGATCTTCATCGATTACGATAATGCCTCCATTCCCTAAGTAGTCGCTTGGATGTGCCATGTCTTATGAAAGTGTTACAGCTGAGCTATCGAGTCCGAACACACCGAGTTCAACGATGGTGTCAACTCTCGTAGCGTAAGCTTTGATTGTCTGATCTGGTGCCACTGGTACGAAACAAAACTCACCACCAGCCAATTTTGCGAATACGTCGTTTGAGTTGGCGTCGTTGTACAAGTACACGTACTTCTCCCTCTCTGAGTCCATGTTTTTCACATAGATGTAAGCAGAAGTGAGCTTATCGTTTTCCTTGTAGACAACGAGTGCATCATCGTTAACTGCTGTGTGCAGAACCTTAGCTCTCATTAGGTATCCAGAATCTGCAGCTGCAGCCTGGACAACATTGAGAGCGACAGGGGTCGTCAAAACGTCACCGCTTGCCAACGCAAGTGTTGCTCTCAGAGTACCCATTAGGCTTCGAAGATGATGGCGTATTCTACAGTCATGTCCGTAGCTACGCTTGGAGTGTATGTAATATCTGCGTCTGTAGCCGTGGTGTCTGCATTCCAAGGGAAGAACATCCAATCTCCAGCATACAGTCTGCCGACCTCGGTGCCACCAACCTTAACCAGAACGTACTCAGTAGCAGTTGTAGCCGTGTTTCTGATGTAAATCTTGTGGGATTTGTCGTCAGTGTACGATGCTGCAGCAAAAAGAGTTACCTCTGTTGTAGCCGTGGTAGTTTTTCTTCCCACCCCAGAAGTTTGATCAAGACCAGTAAGCGAATCAGCTTTGGTCAAGGTTGATGTAGTGCTGAGCGAGAGGGTGTCTCCAGTCAGGTCCGCGCTAGAAAGCGTCAGTGTTGCAGTGGTTGTTGCCATTGTATGGGTTGTTTCGTTTGTGCAAATATAATCAAGAAGTAATTACCATTTTGACCTTAAAGATTTTCAGAGTACTCCATGAGATTACCATAGGTCAAGTCGTCAAGCTTTGCTTCGTCGGAAATGCCTGAGTCTGTGTAGAAAGAAACAGACGGGATATTCCCAGCCTTAGCCCAAGCAAGAGCCCCAGCCTCAGTTTCGAAATATTCTTCGATGCTGTCAATCCTTACCACGTATCCAGCAGTAATCTTGTTTCCTGTATCAGTAGCTATCCTTGCCATCAATAAACAGAGTAGTATGTGTTGGTGTCGGTCATGACGTTATCTCTGTCTGGCAGTGTCGTGTCGGACCATATAATTGCTTCTGCAAGGTAGCCCTGATATTGAGCTGCACCATTATCAGACCTTCTCCCCAGAGCCATCTTGAGGCTTCCGTTGTTAATTGTTCCGCTAGTTGGGAATCCAATATCTGTGTCAGCAGTATCTCCATTGACATCAATATCCCCCTCGTAAGGAGATGCGGAGGCGTAGTTTGTAACTATGTACTCCGTATTTGTTGATACTGTTGCGTTCGTATCGCTTCTGCCAAGTTGACCCCCACTGTATCTTGCTGAAATTCTGAGCTTCTGCGTTGCGCCAAGAATGCTGAGCTGTGTTACCTGTGTAGACGTAGAAGCAGACCACTGACTAAGTACTTGTTGACCAGTGGTTACAGTTCTAAACTCACCTAGATATGATATCAAGAGGTGGTCTCCGTTGTTAGATACAAACGTGTCCTCTAGCCACCTAGCTGTAGAGCTGAAATAAAAGTCTAGAGCTGGGATAGAATTGGTCGTTGTTGTGATTACACTGCCAGACGCATTCACGATGTATGGTCTAGATGCGGCTGTCGTATTAACCATGTGGTTACCGTTTCCGCTTTGGTCCCACCACTGGCTCACCCTGCCGTAGTTGCTGCCGCAGTGAGTTGTGAGCGCAGACGTATCTAAGTCGCCGTTAGAGTCAAAACCTATATCAGCTGTCGTACCAGACGAGTTCTCTACGGTGATAGCCGTAGTGGCTGTAGATGAAAGCTTTCTCAAGCTATAGGCTGCAACAGCACCCGCATGGGTATCAAGGAAGTAGTCTACTGGCACATCAACGCCTGCGACCTTGGAGATGTTTGCGACAGCGACTCCGTCAACCTTGCTGATAGACGACCAAGAAACTCCAGATAGCTTATCTATGCTCATGCCACAACAATCCAGTCAGACGATGGGTTGAAGTAAATCATGTTTGCCGAGGGCTTAACTACATACCCAACAATCCTAACAACATTTCCGCTCCCTGTAGGAGCTGTTGTCGTGACAGTTCCAGCAGTGGTGTTTAGATACACCTTGTCACCAATAGACGCTGACGTGAGCGTAGTAGAGACTCTCACCACCCCTCTTGCAAGGAGTTCGGCCCTATCCTCTGCGTCAGTCACCACCACGAGCATGCCAGAGCCACCAGCCTCTGTCGATGCATTGGCCGCTACAGAGGTAGCGCTACCCAAGTAATGAACCTCCCCAGCGTCGCCTGTAAGTGTGGAAGAGGAGTATACTGAGCCGAGTATCTCTGAGCCAACTGCGTAATTCCCAGCGATACTCAAAGCAGTCTTGGCACTACTGTTTATTCTATCTGCAGCTAGCTCACCCTCAACTGTTAGCTTTGTTCCATTCCACGTGAGGTTCGCATCACCCTCAATGGTGTCTGCATCTGTAAAGACTGCAAGCTGATCATTAGCTGGGGTCCCGCTAGTGTCTACAGTACCGACACTAGTCCAGCTCGTGGTACCACTACCGTTTGTTTGAAGAACCTGCCCAGAGCTACCGTCAGTAGCAGGGAGGTAGTAAGTAGTGTTTGACGTCAGGTTAGCAGGAGCCCTGAGGATTACGTAATTGCTCTCATCGACGTCATAGATAGCCAGCTGAGCAGCAGTAGCTCCTTGAGGCCTAAACGATGTAACGCCAGTGAGCGTATCGGAGTTTCCGTCAAGGACATTCCCCCATGACAGAGTGCCAGCCCCATTTGTTGTTAAGGCTTGACCGTTTGTCCCATACCCGTCTGGAAGGGTGAACGTAATATCAGAAGTCACGCTGAGCGGAGCCGACAGAGCAATAAAGTTGCTGCCTAGTACGTCAGTCTCATAGAGCTTGATCTTCCCAACGCCTAGACCTCCTGCACCGTCAAACTGAATGTCGTCTGACTTGAGGATGATGGCTCCTGTGCCGTCAGGGTCAATGGTGATGTCGCCGTTAGAAGCAGACGTAATCTTGTTTCCGTTGACGTCAAGGTCACCACCGAGCTGTGGCGTTGAGTCCAGATCAATTCCAAATGCTGTTGGTGTGGCTACGCCGCTAGCGTTACCAATCCAGATCTGATCCTGAGGTATGTTGGGGACGTCATTTGCCCTGCCAGCACCCATAACAATTCCAGAGATCTTGTTTCCGCTTACATTGACCTTGATGATAATACCAAGGTTCTGTATGGCATTTGTTCCTGTTGGCTTAGTAGTCACCCATCCACCAGAAGCCCCAAGATATACGGTCTGACCTTCTGTATAGATAGAAGCGTCAGGGACGTCTACGTTGTTGATAAACCCAAGGGCGATACCCTGCCCCTCTCCCTCGTCAGCCAGATCCTGATCGAGCACGAAGTGTGCTGGGTAGTTCGTGGCGGCATCGGCAGCGATTACCTCAGCGAGATTGCCAACAGAGCCCGTGACGTGAACTGGAGTGCCCTTGTATAGGACACCTCCGCTTACATTCTTTACGTTCTCAGAGATAGTCTTTGGGTAGGCGAATGTAACGGTTCCTGCTCCATCAGTAGTAAGGACTTGACCATCATCTCCGTCAGTAGCTGGTAGCGTATATGCGCTCCACTTTGTGTCGTAGTCAGTGGCGCTATTCTTCTGAAGAAACTGGTTTTCAGAACCACCAGCAATTACGCCTTCACCAGCGGGACCTGTAGCGCCAGTCTCTCCCTGGATGCCTTGGATGCCCTGCTCTCCCTGTATACCTTGTTCCCCCTGAGGTCCAGTAGCACCCGTAGCACCCGTAGCGCCAGCTTCACCTGTGTCTCCTTTAGGACCTTTGCTGCTAACAGAGATCTCTGACGAAGCAGGCGATGTTACAGATACAGAGGATGTGGATGTAGTGAAGGAGGTTTTCGTACCTCCCGACACACTAACACTTACAGAGGTGCCGCTTGTTGTGGTGACTGATACTGACATTATACTTGCTCACGGATGTTTGTGTTCAAGTTGAAGGATCCTCTAAGGAACGTCGTGTAAGTATCGATCCCTGTTGTGCTTGGGATTCTGTATTGAATTTCGTAATTGTAAACGCCAGACTTAATTCTACTCATCACCTGTGAAGAGGCGTTAAAAGTAGCATTGCCGCTGTCGTCAATGACAGTGTCCTCGAATGTGTTCTCAGATCCGCTTACGTTCGGCGTAGACAAAACGATGCGCTGTGGAGTAGACCCTCTAGCAGGCGTAGCTTGCTTGACAATAAAAAAGAACTCATAATTCAAGGTGTCTAGCGTGATCGCAGTACCTGCAGAGTCCTTCAATGTAACTGTAAGTGAGAAGCTGTCACCGCGTCTGGCAGTGATGTTTAGAGCCTCGCTAACATCAAGATTTACGTTACTGGCCATTATTCAGCATTTGATTGAAGATTCCACTCATGATATCACCTGTTTCTTCCTTGGCAGGAACCTCTTGAAGCTCACCTCTCATTCCATCTCTTTGCGAGATGAGTTTGCTTTGTTCCACGGCTTGCTTCTTTACTCTTTCGTCTTTTCTATCGTCTTTCTCTTTTTCGACATCAAGCTTTGACTGCTTGTCGCTGTCTAGCTTTTGAATCATCGCGTTAGCTCTGATCATCTCAATCTCTCTGTTAAACTCGTGCTGCATTTGAGCCATCTTCATGTCTAGCTCTGCCTTGAGCTGAACCTTCTGAAGTTCTCCTTGAGCAAGAGCTTGAATTTCTTGCATCTTTGCTTCAGCCTTGGCGGCTTCTGCTTGCTGAGCAGCTTGCCCTTGAGCTTGAATCTCCTGCATTTTAGACTCTTGCAGCTTTTTCATACGCTTCTTTCTTCGAAGCACAAGAAGTCTTTCTGCCTGGTTGATGTCTTTCATATCTCGAATAGCCAAGGCGTCTTCAAGATCGATCTCCTTCTGAGCCAGGGATGCCTGGATATTCTGCTCTAGAAACGCCTTTTCAGTCTCCTCCATTTCCTTCACTACCTGAACACCGAAGTTGTACATCGGAAGGTCTCCAAAGGAAGACAGAACCCTCATGTTTTCTTTTCCAATCGCATTCTCATAGGTTGAGAAGATGACTGACTCTGAAGGTAGGATTTGAAGGCATTTCACGACATCTTCGCATACCTTTTTGTAAAGGATCATCGCGGCGTTTGTGATGTCGTAAATGGCGTTGTTTCCAGCGTTGATTGCTTGCTCCTGAACCCCCACCAAGGCATCCCCTTTTGGTGATGACGCATCCATGGCTTCATTGATACCAGTTGTATCTCTGATCATGGTTAGGTAGTGATTGTAGAGTCGAATTAGCTCATTGATATTCCTGATGCTATTGCCAATCTCTCTGACAGGAGGGTTTTGGAATCCTCCCTCTGGATTCTTGCTTCTGTAGTAGAAGACACCAGTCTGCTCGTAGATATCATGAAGGTCGAGAGGCTGAAGCTCTCCGCCTTTTCCTAGCTGTACGTTCTCCAGACCTTCAATGTCGATGATTAGTCCGTCTGGCTTTGCTTTAGCTACGGCTTGCTGAATCTTCAAGTGCGTGAGCTGAAGCATGTCTGCAAACCCGATGCAGCTGTCAACCATAGACTTAGGCATCATGTCTTGCAAGTTGGTTGCAATGACAGAGTACGAGGTTCTAGCTTTGGTGAGGTCGTGGACGTTCTTTGGAACGTTCATAGCCCTTCCGTACCCAAACAGGTAGTCTTTGGTTCCAAGGACGTAAGAACCCTTGTAAACCGTCTTCATCTCCATCTTGTGAGGCTTTCTAGCGTACACAGAGTTTTCTTTCTCCTTGTAAGAGAAACCCTTGTAGTAGAAACCAGAACCACCGAATCGGTTCTCTTTCTCCTCAAAGTAGATTGTGTCTGTAGCGATAAACTCAAAGTCCAACACGTCTACCAGGTACTCATCATACCCGAAATGGGTTCTCCCTGTGATCGTGTTGTACGTAGACTTGCCGTATTCAGCTGAGTTGTTACCGTGCTTGTTTTGGTACTGCTTTGCGATCTTAGCGTACTGCTCTTCAGTAAGCTCGTCTCCCGCCAGTCTCTTCAGCTCGTTAATAGGGATTGTCTTGACATGACCGCCATAGATCAGGTCTTCAAAGTTTGGGTCTTCGGTTCTGCTGTGTACAAACTTCTTTGGATCGACGTAGTTGATGCTAATCCCGTAGTTTGGGTCGTTGTATCTCTGAACAACGGCAATCCCAAGAGTAGCGAGGTCGTTAACGCATCTTCTGAACGTGTTATCGTTGAAGTTGCTCCAGGACAGCGTCATGTTTGTCGCAATCTGTGCTGCGATCTCAGCGTCTGTCTTGATGTTCGTGTCCAGCAGGATCTCCGCCTCTTCAAGAGTCTCAGGAAGTGCCTCAGGGTCCTGATCAAGCACAACCCCAGTCTTTTGCTTCAGAGTAGCAAGCTTTTCTCTAGCTTGAACCTGCATCTTGACCTTGTTCTTTTCCTTGTTCTTCTGAGAAGAAGAAAGAGGGTCAATGGCCTCAAGATTTGGGTAGGGGTTCCTTGAAAGGATCTTGTTGACTACAATGCGAACAAACTTCGGCAAAATAGGTACAGGCGTGTAGTCGATGTTCATCAAGCTGCCGTCACCTGCGTTTGGATCCATGGTGTTGAGCAGACGCTTGTAGATGTTCGTGTCCTGGATGCCGTTGGCATACATCCTGCACCTGTCAAATACTCTTTGCCTCTCGCCGTGCAGAGAGTTGCTTTCTTGCATCTTCCCCCACTGCTTTTCGATGGCTTTTGCGTACTTGAGCCCGTACTCCTTCCCCTCCTTTACTTCGGTGGGTGCCAATGGGTCAGGGAATCCTCCCTTGATGTCCTTCTCTGCCTTATACATTTGCTGCAAATATAGCAATTAACCAATTACTCTGTATCGCCTTAGGAATTTCTTCGTGCCGAAGTCAGCTGTCTTCTTTGGCTTTGCCTTTTGAGCGGCCAGAAGAGCCATCCCAGAGCTTATGGTAAGGTCAAACTTTGTTCTTTTGTCAATCTTAAATCCAATCCAGTCTTCTAGCGTTTTGTTGAAGTACATCTTCCCCATCAGTCCCGAGTCATAATTTACCCCAACGTGGTCATGAATATACGTCTCAATGGCTTGAGCGTGAGCTTGGATCACATCCTGAGAGTTCGAAGGTATTCCCTTGGTCTTGCTTTTCATGCTAGAAGCAGAGCTAAGGTGCTCTGGTCTATCCATTAGGTAGCCATCGTAACCTCTTGATTCAAAGTATCTTGCGATACCGTACTTATTGTTTTCAATTAAGATAGGGTACCCGTAAAAGAAGGCGCACATCAACACGTCTTCGTAGAAGATCTTAGCTAGGTCTGGCCTCGATGCGTACTCCACCACAAACATGTTTGACGGGTGCTGCATATGGAACTTATTGAACATGTGCAAGGCGCCTTTCGACCCTCTTCCGTCAACAGTGGCGTCAAGGTCGTAGGAGTCAACGCCTCCACAACCCCAGTCGTGAGGCGCTACCTTTTTGCCCCTGTCATATTTCAACACATTCCTGTATTCTGCAGGAGGCATCCAGGCTACCTTGAACCTTCCATTAGGCGTTGGACTGAAGATGACTTCTTTGTCTTTCTCCTTCCAGACGAAGTTGCCTGTAACTACTGGATTGGGGAATAAGTCGTCGTTGTGCTCGATCTGCTCATAGATCTTTCCGATGTTGAACAGGCTCCCCTCAATGCTGTCTCTGAATGCCTCGTCTTCGGTAAAGGGGAACTGACGAACAACCTCATTCAGCTCTGACGGGTCGTCTTTGAGCGCTTTTCTTTCGTTTTTGAGGTACGTCTTCGCCCCAATAGTAACCAGCTCGCCATCAAGACCATCCACAGGGCTATCAGGATCTTCCACGATTGGATTTCCATACTTGTCAAAAAATCCTTCGAGTGACTCGTATGCAGGCATGAATAGGCGATATAGTCCAGTGCGTGTTCTACCATTTTCATTCCTCATCTTCGGATCGGAGTCCTTCCACAACTCCTTGTACTCTTGACCACCTTTGTCCATCGGGTTGACGGTGCTTCCTACCAGAGCTTTTCCGACGATTTTTCGCCCGACGATCAAACACGTCCGTTGAATCCTCCAGGCGTCTCTTATGTCTGTAGGTTTTTCCCATTTTCCTGCCTCATCAAGGTACATGATGTGAAGTTTCTCACCATCGTACGCGTTGTTTGTTGTGTTTTTCCAGTTGATAACAGTATTCAAAGCCTCACCCTTCTGTGAAGTCTTGTTCTTCTTTGTGATTCGCTTTGATGGCTCTCTGAACGCAAGCTCCATACGAGGGTTGGTAGTACCATCCTGGATAGGCTTGAAGAAGAAAGGGTAGCTTCTGAACATGAACACCACCTTCTTCATGAAGATGTTCTCTTGAGCGTCTTTACCAGTCTTTGATTGTATCCCTAGAAGTTTGTCTTTGACCTGCGTAGCCTCGTCAACAAGTACAGAGGAACAGATATTAGTATAGCCAGAACGGCGACACTTAGTATAAAGCTGACCGATACAACGGGGATCAGCTTCGCACGCAGCCATGTGGATAAAGATTTCACGTTGGAACGCAAGATAGTCAGGATTCCCTACATCCATCCTGCTCCACTGTAGCATCATGTAGTGCCTGCCCGTAATATATGTAGCGACACCATTGTTGAAAAACCAAAAGCCTTCACGCCTACGGCGAAACTCCTCTTCGATATACGGAGAAAACTTTTGTCTAAACTCCCTTGGCATCTCCCCCCACTCATCCATAGACTTAATCCTAGACAACTCCTCTGGCATAGGAATCCTCTGCCACATCTGCATGTCGTCTGGACGTCCATATCCGTGAATTTCCTCTTTGGGAGGCTGAGAGGGAAGTGCAATGAATAGCCCACCGAGTTCAAGAATCTCACCTTGCGTACCCTTGGGGCAAATTGAGACAACAAGCTCATCATAGCCCTCTATGTTCAGCAGAGTAGACATCAGAACACCTGACCATACCGATTGCTTCTAAAGCTAGGGGCTCCAGATTTTGGGTTTGAAAGCTCCATATACTCACCGCACTTGTCGCAAGTGATCTCGTGACGAGCCTTATCGTTTACGAACTTGATCTTTACTCCTGAGGCTTCTTTTTCCTCACCGCATTCGCATTTGTACTTAGCCATGTCAATTCAATTTGGTACGCCTGACAGGATTCGAACCTGTGACCGTCTGCTTAGAAGGCAGATGCTCTATCCGACTGAGCTACAGGCGCATAGTCAAATTTACCTAATAAGAGTCACAAACCCTTGAATAGAAACAACTTTTGTTGATCTGAAGGTTTTTCCTTTGATGGTCCAGGTGTAAACTCCGTCTGAAACGTAAGATAATCCACCCTCGCCAAACCACTTATCTGAAGGGTCTTCGCTCCACCAAACAACCTGACCCCATCTGTTGTAAACCTTACACTCCCACTCTAGCCAGCAGCTAGAAAGCGTAATGGGTCTCCAATAGTCGTTGATGTTGTCACCGTCTGGCGTAAAGACGTTTGGAACGTGGATGCATGGGTCTTCACACGGGTCTCCCACTGGTCGTACAGGCCTGGTTGGTCTTACTGGGTCCACTGTGGTCGTGGTGTCTCCGTCTACTGGTTCTGGATCAACAGGGACAGGAGGTGGAGGGGGGTCGCAACCGCCGTCTAGTGAGAACTCCAACCAGTTGTTTGCAATGTCATCGTCTGGGTACGGGAATCCCCCAATACCAGGTTCCCCGAAAATGTCGTCGCTGTCATTGATCTGACTAACAGTTAGGATAACGCACTCCTCGAAGAAAGACCCCTCTTCCAGAGCCTCATTCCAGCACTGTAGTGTTCCGCTTCCAGCCAAAGAAGTGTCATCTAGTATATTGAAAAGCACAGTGTCTCCAGCCTGAAGGATGTTGTCGCTACCCTCTCCAATGTCAAATCCTGGGAAGTCCAATGGGTACAGCAGGAGCATAAATTCGTCATCGCCAAAACAAGGCCATGGAGTGATCTCTAGCGGCGGGTTGAACCCTAGAGCGAGAATAAACTCACCAATGCTGTCTGCCTCTGTGCCACACTGTCCTCCGTTCACTGTGATCAATAGGTCTGTAGAGATAGGGTCAAAACCCAGGATCTCAATGTCACACTGACCATACGAAATCAGAGGGATGAAGAACAGAAGCAGCTTTTTCATTGTACGAAGATCTTCTTGGTTTTCGTGGCGCTCTTTTGAATGTAGATGCCTGGGGCTAGGTTCTCTAACGGTCCAGGGACTATCCTTCCAGACATGTCGTAGTAGACTGGTGAGGCATAGCTTTGATCGGTTTGGCTCGCGCCTTGCTCAGTGAGCTCAATGATTTCGGACACCTCTAAGCTAGTTTCTGCCGAAACAATGCAACCTGACTCCGCAAAGTAAGTCAGGAACTCAAGGATGTCCATGACGTTTACCACGCCGTTTCCATCTAGGTCTGCGATGCACTCTCCTTCACACTGATAGTCACCGACAAGAATGGCAACGTCTTCCGCTCCAACTACCCCGTCGTTGTCAAAATCTGCTGGGCACACATTAACCTCTTCCGTCTCCACGCAAAAATTAAACACTAGCTGGTTCCAGTCTCCAGAGACGTCTACATCTAAAGGGCCTCCATTCAGCCAAACCAAGACTTCGCCTCCGTAAGGGATACCGTCTCCTCCTGTGTCATAGATGATCAGGTTGTAACAGCCGTTAGGTAGGCACGTCTCGTAGCTTCTAGTGGTAATTCCAGCAGGCCAGTTCCCGTCCTCAATGACAGGGTTCTTGCTGCCATCAGGCAAAAGTACCCAGTCTGTCTCTGATGCAAAGAAGTCGCTGGTAAAGTCCATCTCCCATAGCGCACCTGGCTCGTAAGCAACGCTACCAGACGCTGTGTTGTTAGCTTCGTACTGATCGCTACCAGAGAACAGCGTCACAGAGAAGTCTCCCTGCAGTTCCACGCCACTGAACAAGACTTCGTAGGACTGCCCGTAAGCGATGTCGTTAAGCGTGTAGTTGTATGACGCCCCGCTAGCTGTTAGGGTAACCGTTGCTACTGGGGTGGCGAGTGGGCCGACGCCTGTAACAGTTACTGTTACGTCCTGCTCGGGTAAGCAGAATGGCGTTTTGTAGTCCACGTTGGATACAGCAACATCGTAGTCTACAGGAGGTACGCATGCAAGGTTGTCATTCCATAGGTCATACCTTCCACCCAACAAGCAGTCATGCATGCGCTCGGCCTGACCAGTAGTGTACATGTTTCTGCACTGCTCACCAGTGTAATCCATGTAGTTTTCTGTGATTGCGTCAGGACAAGATGGCTGGCTACAGAAGTAGTTTGTAGTGGTTACAGGGGTGTCACAAATCTTATCCCCTTGAGTCTCACAGTTGGTCTCTTGAGCGCAAGAGAAGGTGTTGGCAAAGGTGTGATCGATAGTCAGGTAGTGACCAAGCTCGTGAACGAATGTCTTACCAAGATTGAAAGTAGAGACAATCATCTTGTTCGAAAGCATGACCACTCCGTCACGACAGTCATTCGTTGGGCCTAGGTAGGCATACCCTTGAATACCGCCTCCGCCGTTATTCCCGTCGATCTCCGTCACAATGTAGATGTTGACGTACCTGTCTACATCCCAACAGGCGTAGCTCTTCATCGCTAGATCATCCATTCCAGACTGAGTGGCGCTTGGAGAAACACCATCTTGCACGTACTCTGGCTCACCTGACAGGTCGTGACGAGTGATCCCTGTTGTAGGGTTTCCATCAGGGTCTCTCTGTGCAAGGCAGAAGTCAATCTTGGTGTCAACTCCGCTGCCATCCCCAACAGATCCTGGGACTTTTCGAAACATCTCGTTGGCTCGACCAAGCATCTCGATGACCTGCTCGTCAGTGATGTTTGCACCCTCCCCAATGGCTTGGCCAGTATGCATGATGTGAAAAACGATAGGGAGAGTCGCCCCCTCAACGTCGTTCAAATCGACATTAGATCGGCTTGAAAGCCCCATTGTTTTGACATTGCTAGACAGAACAACGCACTCCTGAGAGTGCGTCATGAGGCTGATTGTCAGCAAGATAGCTGTTAAAATTCGTTTCATTTAGTCTTCGTATTCTTCGTTCCAGGAGTCTTCCCAAAAGTAATGAATACCGTCGTTACCGTTCTGCCCGATTATGTTAACCCTGTTGTTGAGGAATACTTCGTCTTGCCACCACTTGAATTTACTTTGAGTATCGCTCTGCAAATCCTCCTGTGTAGTCTTTTGCTTCTTCGATTCCGCCATTTGTTTGTAGGTCTTTGATCATTTGGTCCAATCGCTGTCTTTCAACGATCAGTTCTTTGCAATCTGTTGCTGTTTGCTTGATAGACTGAAGCTCTGCTTTTCTCGCGCTGCCGTTGATTTCTGGGTCAACAGGCTTCTTGACCTCGTCAATCATGTTGTCGATGGCTATCTCCATAGACTTCATAAGTCTTTCAGCAGCATCAATCGTTGTGAACTTCTTCCGCATACATCAAGTCTTCAGCACGGGTCCGATAGTACTCTTTCCCGTCGATTTTGATTCTGTAGTCTCTGTTCTCTTTGAACCCTACGACGTCACCAACCTTCAATCCAAGATCCTCAATCCAAGGAGCCGTAAAAGCGACACGACCCTTTGTTGGTAGGCCCTGTTTAAGTTCGACAACTTCGACAACATCTGATTTTGTTTTTAGCTCTTCCTGCTCTACTGGCTCCAAGAGAGTCCATCCAGCAAGAGGTCTGATCTCACCATCTTTGTTCTTATACCCGATAGCCTGGTTGTTGATGGTGTGCTCTGGATCGAAACGAACAAGGTAGTGCTTGTCGTGACCAGTAAGAACCTGACCCTCGTTCATAACCACCAAATGATGGAAGTACAAGGTGTCACCAGCTTCCACACCAGTGTCATGCTTCATTGGGGCGCACACAACAGGCCCTTCAGTGACTCTGTGCTCAAACTGACTGCCCTCGAAGTTTCGAGTGTCGATGAACAATTCCAAACCACTTTCCGTGGTGATAGTGTCGTTGATAGGCTTTTCAAGCTCAACGACGAATAGATCCAATGTCTTCATTAAAAATTACAGTCAAGCTCCGTAATGCAGGGCATATCGTCGATAGCCTTCCACAAGGTCTGAGAGTCGTCGGTGTCGATATAGATCAAAAACCGACTCTTGCCATACCTATGGAGGTGTCTGTCGTCTTGAACGATAGCGCACACCTTACCGCCGCCAGCTTTCATGCCGACGTAGTAAGCCATAGCGTCTTTAGGATCACGTCCTACTACTATCTTTCTGATTACCCCCTCCATAAGGAAACATTTTATTCAATTTCTCTTGTCTGCGCTTGCAGCCACAATCCTTTGTGACAGCCTCTACGGCAGATTTAATGCCAGTCATCTTCGTTACTCGTGCGATAGTGTCGCCGAGTCCTTTGTCTTTTTCAATTCCCATTTCAGTTCAAAGATATGCCAGTTCCGTCAAACAGATCTGACAGGTCAATATCATCGTCTGGATCTTTGTAGCTCGTTCTGATGAAGTCTAGAATGTCCTCTAGCTCTTCTCGGCTACTAATGTCATAGCTGTAGATAGCTTTAAGTCTAGTCTTGTCAGACTCAACGTCCTCAAGAATGCCCGTCATCATAACGGAGATGACTTCGCCTCGCAGATCGTAGTCGTCAATCAAACGGTCGAGTTCAATAGCCAATCTCTGCACTTCAAACAAAAAGCCTTCTTTCTCCATATATTTGTGAGTATTGTAGCCTGCCATGCCAAAAAGTAAAGTCTCAAAGAGCAAGAAGTTCAGAGAGTTCTCGCGTCTACCCGAAAGATACGTAAAAAATAACTACCTCAAAAGTCTGAGGAAAGCTCTCATTTCAACACAAGAACAACACCGTGTGTTCGAAAAGGAGCTTATGTTTATGTTATGGGCGTACGACCTAGAGTTCTGGACTCTAGACTATGCAGCTGAGCAATACGGGTACAGCAAGAAAAAGATCGGGGAGAGGATTGTATACCCTCTTATGAGTGAAGGGTTGGTGTACAAGCACTTTGACAAGCTTACACCGTCAGATACGTACGAGGACCACCTCTTTAGAGATGAAACCAAATTTAACTACAGAGTGAGATATGCTCTAACTCAGAAGGCTAGGCTTCTGGTCCAGCGTTTTTACTCGAAGATGACTTCGTAGTACGTCTTGCCCTGATCGTCTCTACAAGCTTTGAGACAGCGACCACGATTATGGCCATCGTGAACGTAAGACACGTGAACCCAACTAGGATTGTCTTCTGTACCAAACTCCCAAACCACTTGATCAAACTCCAGATTCTCCCTAATGTAGTGGAAGATTTGAGCGTTTGTAACACCTCCGAATACGTCTGCGTCAAGGTCGAGTGCTCTTCCTTCCATATGTTGACTACGCTTCGCGCCACCGATAGCACGGTTGAGCTCAGGTCCACGATAGCCTGACGACACATATACAGGAACTCCGAAATGGTCGCGCAAAGGTTGAAAAATGTGTTCTGCAACTTTCTTAAGATTTTCAGTGGCCCACTCATCTGGTGTATTGTCGATGCCGAGTCTGTCGGCTGTCTTGCTTCTGATGCACTCTTGCAGCGTCAGGTTCTTTGATAGTTTCATTTACCTTTCTTCTTGACTTTTTCGTATCTATCAAGTTGTCTTTCAGTTCTATTGGCTAGGCGCCTGTCTCTTGACTCAATGCGTGATGCCTTTGCCCGCATTCTGCTAAGCTTGCGATTTGGCTTTTTCAGGTCCTTCTCTGTTGTCTCATCAGTAATGGTCGAGGCGACTTCATCTCTGTACTCGTTGTGTGCTTTGATTACGCCTTGATATTTTTTCTCGTTACCTCTGTGCTTCTCGAACTTACGCTTGATTCTGTCATGAATGCGCTCAGAACGAGGTTTCTTCTTTGCTCTCATGATTAGGAAATTGCTGCGAAAACTTCAACGTCACAAGCGCCACCATTGCCTGTGGCTGCGATCTTGTCAATCTCTGTCATATCTGTCGATGCCCCTACGCTAGAGTCGCCAGTAGCGTTAGCGTCGATCTTAGAGTTGTTAAGGATGTAGCTCTCTCCAGGGCCGAGAAGAACCCCATACTCTTCAGACGAGGTGTCGATTACCTCCACAACAATGCTATTTGATGTGTCGAGATTGGTGATTCTCAAGTATTGAAGGCTGGTGTTCAGTGGCTTCTGACCTTCTGTAGACCCAGCTGTGGTAGACAACTCAAGAAGTGTATGCGACACGTTCTGGGTTACATTCATGATTCTGTGGTACACCTCTGTGATAGATGTGACGTTCTGAACCACCTCTGATCCGCGTGACTTACCGTTCAACGTGATGTCTTCCGATACAGTTACTGTTAGCGTAGCCATTACTTCTTATTCTTTGATTTATACTTATTAAGCCATGAAGAATCTGAATGACGTACGGCGACACTCTTTTTAGGTCTTAATGTGTTTGAATGGTGTACAGCGACGCTCTTTTTTTCTGGGGCTGAGAAGTCAGTAATGCTGTGCTTAGACTTCTTTACCTTAAGGTTTCGCATTATATGTGGCATCTTACCTCCATACTTCATGTTGATACCTCTCTGTACAGGAGGTGAGAACTCACCGTAAGGGGTTCCCTGGAAAGAAGTTGTCTTCCCTGAAGGTAGTGTCTGCTGCTGAGGACCCATTCTCTCCATCTGCTTGAGCAAGTGGCCCACAGGAGCGACATTTTGAGGTCTGTTTTGTGGGCTACGCTGCTCATCTCTCATGCTCATCTCTTGGTCGTATGCGGCAGCGTCGAGCTGGTATTCACCAGTCTCGGGGTCCTGCACAATAGGGAGGTCCAGATCTTCAGGGACAGACATGAACTGCCCCATTCCCTGTTCGTCTCTCATGGTAACTCCCTCTACCTCTCCCCATCCGTAGTTGTCTGAGTACACCTGCACTACCTGTCCGTCAGGGAGGCGCATGTTGAGGTACTCACGACCCTGAGGGTCTTTCATTACTTCACCAGCATCGGCGGCTACAGTTGCTCTAACGGGACCGCCTTGGTCTCCAGGACCTTCCTGGCCACCTGCTTCTGGGACTACTCCCCCGTCCTCAAAGCCTTTTTTAGGTGGGGCGAGGACAAGCTTATCACCCATCTGCATGACCTGAAAGTCATCGTCTGGCAGAGCTGGGCCGCCCATACCCATGACGCGGTCTTGGTAGTTGTCTGGGATGTACACCTTCATGGTGGACCCATCACCGAAGTCGTAGTTAGCGTACTGACCATCTCCGTCTTCCATGACGTCACTAAAATACTGTCCAGCGTACGTTCTGTCTTGGCTGTACTGCTTAGGTGTTCCGCCTTGGCGTTGTGCGGAAGGCATCATGCCCATTATGCCTCTCGGCTTGTTAAAATTCATCATCGGTCAATCATGTTTTTGACTCCTTTTGGAGCATTAAAGTTCATTACGCCTCCATATCTGAACTCACGTTGTCGCATAGTGTTTTTGGTTACTTCTTAAGTCTTCCGCCTCTTTTAAATCTGGCTTTGGTGGTCGGCTTAGGCTTAGGCTTAGGCTTAGGCATAAACTTCTGCAAGTAGTCGTACTTTGCTTGGGCGTTGGCGATGGCGTCTTCCCGTTCTTTCGTGGTGGCAAACCGACTAGACTTGGCTGCATTAATCGATGCACCAAGATCCCTAGCTAGTATCTGCTTGTTTTGGTAAGAAAGGTCTTTGTACGCAACGCCTCCATCTGTTACGTACCCTTCACTGGGGCGTCCATTTTTTACGGACCCTCCACCAGTAAACTTGCGGGAAACTCTCTTCTTTCTAGCACCAGTAGCTGCCTCTTCAACACCTTCCCTGGCCATTTTCTTTCCAACACCCTCTCCTGCCATCGTTGCACCACCCATTGCTCCAGCGATAGCTGCCTTAGCAATCTTCTTGGAATTAACACCGCTCTTCTTTTTCTTGAAGCTCGATACGGTCTTCTTGTTCTTCGGTCCTGGGGCCTTACCACCGTACTTGAAGTTGTCGCTGCGCTGACCTGGCTTATCAGGCTCACCGAAGTCACCCTTCTTAGGCTTCATGGTGACTTTCATCTCCACGTTATCCCAAGTCACGTCATGGGTCTTGTCGATACCCTGCTTCTTCAGGTAGGCGTTGATCTCTTTGTCAGAGGCCCCGCCTTCTAGCATGGACTTGATCTTCTTCTTTGGATCTGTTGGATTCATTTTTCCTCCTTTTTCATAAGAACTCATAGCTGTCATAGCTGCTCTGTGGTGTTTGTTTCTTGCTGCTCTTTTTTCGTAGCGATCTCTAAAGCCCTCTGCGACATCAAGGCCCTTGTTTGCAAGACCCTTGGCCTTGTCGAGAAGCTCTTGTCTTCTCTCCTTACGCTCTTCTTTTGTTTTGCGTGTCTTACTCGGTCTCTCTTTTGCCGCTTCTTCAGACTTTTCCTGTACCTCTTGGGCTGTCTTCTTCTTTGGTGCTGGACCCATATCGAGCGATCCGATCAGTTGATCTTCAGCAAACACAGACCCCATGCCGCCGCCACCCTTTGGTGACAACCCAAAACCAAGGCCTTTCTTCTCTGCTACAGAGTTGTCAGCTGTTTTTGGTTTAGCCTTGTCTGCAGTCTTCTTTCTTGGGGTGGTAGAGCCAGATCCTCTGCCCTGCTCGGCTCTTGCGTCAAGAGTAGGGTCTACAGGACCGCCTCCTCTCTTGTACACTCTCTTCTTTCTCTTCTTAACCTTCATCTTGGCCCCGTTCTTAGCAAATACCTTAGGCATAGCCTTTGACGCTGCTGACTGAGCGATCTTTGAACCCAAGGTGCTCGGGACAGCCCCATCTGTCAACCCTGAAATTGCTTGCCCAGCCTTGCTGATAGCCACATCTTTGAGCTTGCTCACTGCAGCTTTCTTGAGCATTGGTACGGCTGCTTTGGCAGCCAGGGCGAGTAGGGGTAGAGGCATGTTTTACTGTTTGAAGGCAAATATAAGCACTTTCATTTTAGCGCTTAGGGGCCATAAGCCTAATTGCACCTCCACCAGCATACAAACCAGCTGTCTTAGCCGCACCCTTGATAACACCTCTCTTTACAAACCCTACACCTCTCTGATCTAAGATCCCATCAAGCAAGGACTCGGTGTCTACGTTGTATTTCTCTTGAAGGTTCTGGACGACACCCCTGATCTCACCAAGATTACCCATGACATTAGAGATACCGCCTGCAACATCACCTCTATCTTCAGGCGCAAGCCTCTTAACCAACCCCAAAAGGTCATTCATCTCCTGATCACTCATCCCACGAAGACTAGCGAAGTCTAGAGGTAGGTTTTCAAGCCCTTTGAGGGGCTTTCCTGTCAGGTCACGAGCCCTCTGAATGAACTCTTGCTTAGGGTCAGTATCTTTAGGGTCGCCTGGACCCCCTTTAAGTACTCTCATGATGCAAATATAAGCATCTCACCCTTTCTTTTTCTTCCACATGCTCAGAGCAATGGCAATGGACTGCTTATGAGGTTTCCCCTCACCCTTAAGGATCTTGATTTTCCTTGAAACAAACCGATTCTTAGTAGTAGACATAGCTATCCTCGCGTATAAACGTCTTATTTGCCGTTTTTCCTTCCAAAAACAACATCAGACTCAGCATTGCTTTCACGCCTTGCTTCATATAGCGAAGGTATAAACTTTTTTCTTAAAAGTCAACCCTAAAGTCAACGTTTAATCAACAGTGTCTAATGCATTGCTAGTCAATAGGTTAGGTTTTGAAGGGTGAAAACCCGAGAAAAATAGTGGGGTTAAAAATTTTGATCAGTAATACGCAGATTGGGGATTAACTATACTATACGACGTCACGCATGCATTCCCGAAACGCAATACGACACGCGTTTGCACGTGAAAATCGACATTTTGCCTGTAACTTTCAGCTTTTTTAAGTTGCTGAGTCTCATTGCGTTATGGCTGGTAGGGTGAAGCACTGCGTTAGGTTACACATCGCAACCCGCTGAAGCTCTGTGCGGGACAGTCACACCCCTGCTCACACACCTTGCACACACTCACCACACACGGGGACACACATCCCCACGTCGTCCTCGCGTGTATACGTGCACACGCTAATTCTTCGCGCCTGTTTTACCGAAGGTAAAATCACGCATGGAATTAGTCCCTTGAAAATTTGGAAACAAGCTACCCATCGCCATATCTTTGTGGTCGTTGGTTCGAAGGTCGAGCCACGCAAACATCAAATACCTAATCACATGGCAAACGTCCATTACACCCCAACCCACTGCCCAGACACAGGGCGCAAGTTCACCCGAGCCGAGCGCAAGGCTGCCAACAAGGCCAAGTACACGGCATCCGTCAAGAGCAAGCCCTCACCTGCCAAGGCGAGCAAGGGCAAGAGCGCATCCAAGCCTGCGAAGGCAGGGCGTCCAACCCTGACGGCCAAGCAGTTCGATGGCATGGTGAAGCGCAACATGAAGCTCACCAAAGCCCAATTGGTTGACATCATCATGAGCGGATATGAGGTCGAGTCCAAGCCTGCGTCCAAGCCTGCGTCCAAGCGTAAGCCCAAGCGTATGAGCAAGAACACCAAGTTGGAGGTTCAAGCCCAACGTGTGAGCCGAGGCATAGCACAGACGTACATCAAGCCCGAAGAGACGAAGGTCAAGAACGGGAAGAAGATGACCTACGACGAGTACGTTGGCGTCCCTGCTGAAGTGCAAGCCTACCCCGAGTACGCAGAGTTGCGAGCCATCGGGTACAGCGTGGAAGACGCAGTGCGCTACGTCTCTGCACTCATGGACGGAGCACCCCAAATCGCCTGAGCCATGTTAAGAACAACCATGCACTTCATAGACACGCTCGTGGCCGTAGCAGGCTCCGTGTCTACATACAAGGCGGTCAAGCACGACCCCGAGGCAGAGGCGTACATGATGGACGCTCACCTTGACGAGGAACTCGAAATGTACTTGTCATGAAGAACTATTGTCCTTGGGAGCAAGCATACCAGCTATGCGATGGCGCCTACACGAGAGAGCAAATCGACGAGATGCCACTATGTGAAATCATGGAGATAATCCTAGGCACATGATGACGCTCGTCCTGCTCAAAGCGCTTGCAAGCGTACCCACAGGGTGCGAGGTACGGAACATCTCGTTCTCGTATCAGACGTGCTACTATGTGGCGTTCGAGCGTGACGGACGCTTGGAGGCGGTTGATGGGTGCGTTGTCCTCGAAGAGGATGACGAGGAACCCTGAAATGTTAAAAGTGTTAATTTTCTTGGAATCTAGAACCTGACCTCGTATCTTTGGGGTCGAATCAAACATCAAACACATGACCTATACACAGACCTGCGAGTTCATCGCACAGCGAATCATGGAAGGACGCGACTACGCCTTCATCAACGACAGCTTCATCAATCTCCCTACACCACAGCGGTCAGGGACATACACACAACAGCACACATACGCCCTGCTCAAGGCTCGTGAGATTGTGGATAACCTACGGGGTGTTCAGGCACACTGATGAGTCCTGATTGGACGAAACGCCGTGAGGCGTATGTGTCAAAGCAAACGTGGCTTTGAGGGGCGTAGCCCGCAAGGTGTGATGGTGTAACAGGATAGCACGCCACTATGTGGAGGTGCGGGTTCGAATCCCGCCACATCTAAAATTTGTCAAACATCAAAAACATTAACCATGATAAACATTTGGGAGTACTACACATACTTCGGACGTGACCGCGACGACTGGGCGGGGCCTCACACCGTGAAGGCATCCACTCGTGATGAAGCCATCCGCAAGGCACAACATGACTGCTTTGGCTCATGCGAAACAGTTTGGAAAAAGACATTCAAAATCGTAAAATCATGACACAAGAACAATGCGAACGTGCAGTCAAGTCACTGCAAAACCACGGCTTCAAGGCCTCTCACGTAATTGGTGCGCCTGACGACCACGGGGTGTGGTTGGATGCCGTATGGACTGACGAACTCGGTGATGCGTGTAGCTTCCGCATCCACGACGAAGAAATCGAATGGTGGCAAACCCAAGACAAACCAGCATGACAGACCACACAAAATGCCACAAGTGCGGAGGCGAGGGCATCTTCCTCGGCTCACAAGAAACAGGGTACAGCGCAGGCGGTTGGGTACAGCAGTGCCACGACTTCCAATGCGAGGACTGCCAAGCTACATGGGACGTGACCATGGAAATCACACCGACAAACCGATACAACCATGACTGACATCGTAAACGTAATCATCAAGCTTGCCCGCATGCAAGGGCAGGCAATCGATCGAGTGGAGGCAGAGATGCTGAACAAAGCGGTCGAGGAAGCACACGACAAGTGGCAATCCGAAAAGCAACAGGATAGTGACTGAAATGTTAAAAGTGTTAAAAAACTTGCAAACTTGGAATTGCTGACGTAATTTAGCAGTCGAATCAAACATCAATTTAATCTCATGAAACAATATGCAGTAATACACGGAGTCGCAGGACTTCACGAGGGCTACTCCGAGACCACTTGCGAGTTCTTCCCCAAGCGTTCATTCGCAGAGAAGCACATGAAGCAACTCATCGCAACCTTCCGAGAGGATGAGACGTGCGTTCACATCAACGACATTCAGGGCGACTTCCTTGACGCAAGCGTAATTGGAGGTGCTGACCTGTCCATGACGAGATGGTGGGAAGATTACCATGCCTCCGTGCCCGCAGAGTTTGACCACGACGACTACATGGAATCTCGGTCTGACGACGTTTGGGTAGAGGTACTCCGAATCATCGAGCTTGATATGTCCAACCGCGACGCAAACACCGAGTCGTGTTGGCTCACGTGGGACCAACTCGAATGCAGACCTGCATGGGACTACACACCATTGTGCATGTCCTTAGTGGCTCGTGTAACATCTGACGTCATGGACACTACAAGTGACGACCACCCTACCCAAGCTCTTCACAACCTTGCACAGCTCGGTGATTTTGTCTCGGCTGTGTACTACCGCAATCATGCCATCATCGACGTTGACGACTATGTGATGCACGCTTTCCGAATCCCCAAACCCAAAAACTCTGACAGCTATGACGCACAATGAAATGGTACGACGTGTGGTAGAAGCACGCATGAATCGAATGAACATACAGCAATGCCTCAAAGCACTTCGCAACTACATGATTACGGACTACGGAGGATGCGACATGGAAGAACTCCATGAATTTTACCAAAAATACGCAGGATAATGACGAAGAAAGAACGACTACGACAGCAGACTGAACTGCAATACGAGATGCAGAAGGCAGGTCTCAACCTTGTGGACTGCGGGAACTGCGGAAGCACCCTCATCCACGAGACAATGACGAGAGTCGGTGATATGTATGACATCACCTGCCCCTACTGCGAATACACATCAGAACCATGCGACTTCCCTGACCACTTCCACGAGGGGTTCGAGGAGTCAGCAGAATTTCAAGACAATGAATAACACAATCAACTTCACCGACGAGCAGAAGCAAGAGCTTGTCGAGCGTATCAGCGATGTGCTCAACGAGACAGGTGCATACTCCGCCCTGTACAAGCTACTCGTTGTCCGCGAAGAGGTGCTACTGCACACCGACATGGAGAACCTTGCCGAAGAAATCGAAGAATTTATTTTCAACTTCACAAAAATCGAAGAGTAATGACGAAGAAAGAAATCATCGAAGACCTCTGCCACAAGGTGGCGGACATCAAGTACGACCTGCAAGTGGTACTCGACAAACTTTATCAACTAGAAAACGAAGACGATGAGTAAATCAGCAGAAACAAGCACGATGCAAACCGTCATTTACAACGCAGCCATTGGCACACAGTTCATGGACATCATGGAGGACTACATGAAGCGTCAAGATGACGACCCAAACTTTGATGGGCATCATGAGCTATACGATTTGTACCACGACCTTTCAACCCTTTATTTCAACAACAATGAAAATGACTGACATCACAGACCGCATCATCAGCTACGAGATGGGCGACATGAACGACGCGGAAACGCTCGAACTCTTCTCCGAACTCATCTCAAACAAGATGGCTTGGGGACTGCAGGGACACTACGGACGAACAGCCAACGCTCTCATCGAGGACGGGTGGATCGACTCGGACGGGACTATCACAGACAAAGCACACGACAACGACATTCTTTAATTCAAAATCCAAACATCATGCAATCAGTACAAGAATCCAAGCAAGAGCTTGAAGCGGCTATCCGCTACGCAGAGAACGCTATCTCCTCTGCCC